TGCACAATGGCATTTAACTTGAATGGTTTTAACTTTAACCAGTCAGTTGTTGATGCTAGTGGAAATGTAATTCCTACATGGGCTGATGTTTTAAACAGACAGTCTTTAGGTATGGAAGTAATGCACGAAAGAAATGCACACAACTTTCCACTTGATTTGGCTTCCACCGAGTCTACTCAAGTGGCTCTATCAGCACCAACAATAGGATAATGTCAAAGAACGTAAGCCTCAAGATGGGCAAACATAAATCTCGTACCGGTGGGCTTACGGCTGCTGGCAGAAAAAAATACAATGCTGCGACTGGTTCTAACCTTAAGGCTCCTCAGCCTCAAGGTGGACCTCGCAAGCGTTCCTTCTGCGCTCGGATGAGCGGAGTAAAGGGACCAATGAAAAAACCAAACGGCAAGCCTACGCGTAAAGCGCTTGCCCTTCGCAAATGGAAATGCTAATTATGCCCGGACACTACGGTAAAAAACCAGCCAAGAAAAATGGCACAGCTAAAAAACTTATGGCTAAAAACCCAAAGCTACCTAAAGCTGTAGCTAAAGCTATATCTAAAAACATGAAGAAAAAGTAATGGCACACAAAGGCAAAGGCTCCTGCAAAGGAGGCATGAAAAAAGGAGGCAAAAAATATGGCAAGTAAGCGTGGCTTATATGCTAACATCCATGCCAAGAAAAAGCGCATTGCTGCTGGTTCTGGTGAGAAGATGAGAAAGCCCGGAGCACCCGGAGCACCCACAAACGCGAACTTCAAGCGAGCAGCTAAAACTGCAAAGAAGAGAAAATAATGTCACAGCAATCTGAAGGAGGAGCTTTCGGAAAAGCAAACGTCACCCGCTATGGCTTTTGGAATGAAGAAGAAAAAGAGAAGAAAGAAACTGATAAAGAACTTTCTAACTCTGATAACTCTGATAACTAATATCTTTATTATTTCTGGTGTCACCCGACATTGGATGCCACGTCCGTTCATCCCGCATGGGACGCATGACGACTCAAGCATGGAACGGGGCTTGGGTATATAGGAGAAAACCATGAAAGTTACTTTTGTATATCGTGGCGTTGCTTACACTAGAGTAATCGGTTAGGCGATCTTAGGGGGTTCAAGTCCCCCTATCTCAATCTGGCTTTTGCCCTCTAAGGAGGATACCATCAGCCGTATATACGGTGGGATAGACCACAAACGTGACAGTCTCACGTAAGACCAATTAAGACTGACAACATTCTAACGTTAGGAACAAGCAATACTACATTTAATTTTAACCATAAACAATGGCACAACAAAATTCAGGTAGCTCTCAGTTAGCCCAGTTAACCCGTCCGGGTGCGCTGAATGGCGGAACTGATCCTAGAGCACTCTACCTTAAATTGTTTAGTGGAGAAATGTTTAAAGGCTTCCAGCACAATGCAATCGCAAGAGATCTCGTTATGAAGAGAACTCTTAAGAATGGAAA